AAATTAGTTTCATAGCAGGTCTTGACACTATTCAGCTCTATGGCTCTTGGAGATTTCAGACTAAAAAGACCTGACCTGCTTTCTTTTAAGGGGATTATGCGACCTGATGTAAATAAACTGTTTCTTGAAGATGGCCCTTGTAAAAACTGTAATTTTGCAAACGACTGCAAAACAGAAGAAATGGCTTGCAGAACATTTGCCAGTTATGTTTTAAGAGGAACTTTTTTTAAAGATGCGCCTCGTATTCCTACTTGCTCCATATACAACAAGATATTTAGTGAGTCAGACGAATTGGCTCTTAAATACTTTTTACAACAATTTAAGGCAGATTTAGATGATGAAAAAGTATAGACCTAGGTCAGGGGTCAAGGAAATGTTTAAGTACCGCAATCACATTACCCATGTGCTTGAAAAGTTTGTTGATATTAAAAGCAAAAGAGAAGCAATTGCAAAGTCTAGTGGCCCATTATGGTACATATTTGGCTACAAATTGATTAGTAAACCTTGGCTAACTTATGAGGAAATGTATTGTGAAAATTGAAGTAAAAATTATTAAGGAAAACGCAGATGGCTCAGCCAACGCTCAAGTTAATTTTGACAAACAAGGGCTTGAAACCCTTGTCCAATGGGGTCTTGTTGCTTTGCTTACCAAAGCAGTTGATGAATACAAGGTTAGACCTGATAAAATTAAAAAAATTATTCAAACCAGTACTAAAAATAGGGGAAAAAAATGAGTACACGCAGCTTTGGAATGGTAGGTAAAACCTATAAATCGACTCAAGAGGCGTTTAAAGAGCCTGACTACTACACAGCTATACAGCGACCACAACAAAGCGAATACAGCCATTTGTGGTGCATTTTAGGGGTAATTTCTGCACTAGCCCTAATTGTGTTTGTTTTTAACCGTTCTTAACCATTTGGAGAGCTTCTTGCTCTTCTTGGTCTACTCTATTTAACCAACCTTTGCCAAAGATGGGAAAGGCCTTTAATGTACGGTAATACTCTCGCCTAGTTTCTGAGAATTTTGCGATAAGATTTGCACAATTACTTCCTGAAATAAGCTCTCTTGTTTTTGGCCCAATAACTCCGTCAGGTACGCAACCAATAGCGGATTGAAGCAATTTAACGCTCCTGCCTGGGCTTGCGTTAATGCCCATGGAAAACACAATAAAGTCGAGTCCCCTAGGTAATACTTCTCCATAGCAAGGCCTCCAGTATTTTAATTCGTATAACGGTGCTACATCGGCTTTAGTAAGCTTTTTAAGGCTTTCTACAGGATGACCTACATATTCTTCCCAAACACGCTTGGTAACGCCTAAATTGGTTTCACCGCCTGGGTCATTAGGATAATTTACCCATCCACCTTCTGATTTTAAAACAAGGTCTAAACAAGCTTGAAAATTACCAATCATTTAATGCCGACCTGCTCATTAATCCACTTTTGTAATTCAACCAACATTAGCGTGGTTTGGGCGCAATTTCCAACAAGTTCGTTGTAGGCGGAAATAGCATCAGCGCTGCTGGTGGTAGGGGAAATTCCTGACACTTTACCGCTACTGGGCTGGCGCACCCCATTAGCATAATAGGTACGCAGCAAAGAAAGTTTTGCATCATATTCATCTTGTATTCCTTTAGTGACTAAAGCGTGTTGTTTGGTAATAGACTCTACATGGGCTTCTTGCGTCTTGGCGATATTTTCAACCTCTGCCTTATAGCGTACATATCGTGCATTGCCCAACCAAAAGCCACTACCAAAAATAGCAAGAACAACACCAGCGATAATAGCCAATTTTGCATAATCAATCATCTCACAGGCCCAGTAGTGATAAAGCGTAGAACAGCAACGATAAGACCAATGCTAACCAGAATAATGCCATAGTACCTTTGGTCAATGACCGATTGTAAGTAAGAAAAGTTATCAAATAACGCACCAAAAACAACTAAAGCAAAAGAGAACCACATAGTTCTCGACTGCATCATGGTTTTGCGCCTCATTTATGAAATAAGAAGTTTGTAAGGTAAGTAATTAAACCGCCCATAATAGAAGCTATGCACATACCCATCCAAAAACCACCTTTGGATTTATTAGCAAGCTCTAAAAGCTCTTTAATGTCCCTATCCATTGAATCAACTTTTGCTTGCAAATTCTCAACTTGATTGACCAAGCCACCAAATTTGAACATATCGAAATTTTCAAGTTCTGCCATAAGTTGCTCATTTTTTCTTTGGTCTAGTAGTTGCTTTATTTACAGTCTTTTTAGCTGTCTTTTTTGCAACAGGAAAAGGCCACTCTGTATTTATATCTACTTTACCAAATTGCATATCTACTTTAGGCATATAGCCAAGTTTGTCAAAAACCCAAGAAACAATAAACATTAGAGCGCTCCTATAATTAATGAAAATAATTCTTCGTAACGAACACCAAGGCGAATTGTTCCGTCAGGCAATGTGTCAGAACAAAATACACCATATTTGTCAGCATCAAGACCTTGTGCTTGAAAAGCAGCTTGTACATCTTGAGCTATTACGCCAAAGTGAATACGAGCATCAGCGCCTTTCTTTTGCACAGCATCATTAAATTTAAAGGTTTTCATCATACCTTTAAGTGCTTGACCTACTGCTTTTTCTGCGGCAGTTAAATCAGCAATTTGCTGTTTGTCATTGCGGTCAGAAGTATTAATAGTTCCTGTAACTGCATAAACTGTAGTCCATCTTAACGAACCAGAGCCTAATGCAGTTGTATTGTCAGCACCAGGTTGAGCATTTCCTGAAGAAACTGCAAAAACTGAAGTTCCAGTAGTTGTAAAATTAAATCCAGAACCAGTTGATGAAATAAGTGTTGTGTTGTTTCCTATGCCAATAGCATTAGATTGCAACGCAGCATATCCACCAGAAGCAGTACATTGAACATAAGTAGAACCAGTAATTGTTGTAGCGCTTACTGTACCGCCTGATTGATTTGTTGCAGTTGTTGCATTAGTCGCTGTAGTTGCTGTAGCAGCGTTACCACTAATAGAAATACCCCAAGTACCATAAGCGCCTGTACCACTAACTGTAGGAGCATAAGAGCTAATGTTTGATGTTGTAATAACAGTAGCGCCTGAAGCGTTATAAGGCGTATAACCAAGTGCTGTGGTTACATCTCCTGATGTTAATGTAACTGCGCCAGAGCGAGTATTAAAGCTTGTAACACCTGAAGCTACAGCAGAAATAGCCGATTGTACAAATGCAGTAGTAGCAATCTTTGTAGTGCTGTCTGAGCCTGGGGTTACTGTAGGAGCTGTACAAGTACCTGTCAATGCAGCAGAAGTAGCAGAAAGAGCTAAGAAAGCACCATTTTTAGGGTTAGCAGCACCAATAGGAGCGCCATCAATTGTACCGCCAGTAATAGTAGGATTAGATATTTGAAATACTGTAGCTACATCAGTAGAAGCTGTGCCGTTAGCAACGCCAGTAATCTTATTGTTACCCATCTGCAAGATACCTGTCATTGGCGAAGTGCCGTCTGTAGCAACAGAGCCTGTTAAGGCAGTAGCAATATCAGATAGGGTTGTATTTGCCCATGTAGATGTAATGGTTGTACCAGTTGTAACAGGGTTACCTGCTGGTAGGGTGTAAGTTCCGCTTGAGCGTGGCATTATTTATTCTCCGATTGTGCTGATTTAGCAGCAGATTGCATTAATAGTATTTTAGCTAATTGATTTACTTCTTCAGAAGAAAGTGCTTTTTTAATAGCGCCAGGAGCAGCTTTTTGCTGTACAAGCCTGTTTTGCATAAAGTTTGATAAAACTGCTTTTCTAGCTGTTGGTCTAGCTAATAAAGTTGCTAAAGTAGTTGCTCCAGTAGTTTCTGTATTACTACCGCCAAGCATGGAAGCTCCACCAGTAATAGTTGCAGCCGCATAATCCAATGGGCTAATGCCTATAGTTCCACCAATGCTTTCAGGAGTTTTTGCTGCCCTAGGAAAAGCTTGAGCAAATTCAGCAATATCTTTTAATTCACCAGTTAAAGGTTTTTTAGCTTGTAAACGAGCAGCAAGTTTTTGAGCATTTATTGTACCAGTAGTGGCATTCATTGCTTTTTCAACTTCATAAGTTTTAGCAATAGTTTGTCTTGCTTGTCTAAATTTATCAAGTAAATCTGTTTGTTTAGTATTAGCCAAATGATTTTCAATAGTGTTTTCAAGAATTTGGCTTGCATCTTTATTAGCTTTTGCAAGCGCAGTATTTTTAGCTCCAAACGCTATATCAGCATCATTTCTTAACAAATTAATTTTAGAAACAGCAGAATTTACATCAAAATTAGGTCTTTTTAAAGAATCAATAACTTTAATAATTGGATTTGCTAATTCATCAGGAAAATCTTTTGCAGCTTGCATTGCATCTTGATAAGGTTTAATGTTGTCTAAAGCTTGAATAAATTTAGGGCTAGTTTTAACTGTTCCAGATAATTTTAAATTTTCATAGGCTTTGCCAGCATCTGTTCTAATAGATTTAATTAAATCAGGAGTTAAAATAGTATCTTCAGATAAACCTAATGATTGTTTGGCCAATTTGTCAGTAATGGCTTGATTTCTAACACTTGCTTCTTGCAATGTAGATATTTTTCCAGCCATTCCTTCTAACATTCTATTGGCTACACCACCGCCAGCTTGAGTTGGCGGAACTGTATAACCAGTTTTTCTAGCTTTTTCAATAGCCACATTCATTTGAGGTGACATTTTTGTACCTCTAACTGCTTCAGCAAGTTTAGATATTCCAGCACCAGCCAAAGGAAGTGCGCCACCAAGTGCGCCTTGAATGGCCATATTTTGACCCTTGGCGTTTATAAAATCTTGTTGATTTAATCCTGTTTCTTCAGGAGTTGTTAATCCTGAAAGTACACCAGCTTTTATTCCTGTGCCTAATTTTTGAGCAAAACTAGGTATTTGACCAATAGTACCACCAGCTAAAAATGGAGATGCTTGTCCTACTACGCTACCAACTTGAGAAGCTGCTTTTCCTACACCACCCATTTGAGCTTGTGTACCTTGCTCAATTTGATTAATCATGTTTACAGGCACATCACCAGCATTTGAACCTAATAATTGACTGCTTAATTGAGCCATTCCAGCAGGAACTTTAGCAACGCCTGTGGCAATATTTAATGGCAAACCTACTGTGCTAGTTAATGCTTGTTGTGCTGACTTAGTAGCGCCAGTTGGAGCAGAACCATAAGAAGATGTATTTAAAGGTATACCTTCAGGAGAATATTGAATATCCTCAGCACCTTGAGTGTACATATTGCCTTTTTCAGGGGCTTTCCCTGAATTAGGATTTTGTTTTAAAACTTCAGCAATAACTTGTTCTTGAGAAGCCCCAGCAGGACCTTCAATTTTATAAGTATTACCATCAGGAGCTGAAATTGAATATATTGGCATTATTGACTCACTACAGTAGCTTTGCCCCATAAACTAGGGGTTGCGCTTTGTTGAGAAGGCGCTGCAACTGTTGAAGTTTGATTTAACATAGCAGGCGCTTCAGTTTTATAGGCTTCCATAATGTATTTAACGCCTGGGCCAGCAGAAATAGACATTCCTTGTAATGCTCTTTCTCTTGCCCTTTGTTTTTGATTTAATTGGTCTGCTGAATCTCCAACTTGAGGCATCATATTTTTTAAATCTTTTTCAATTTCGTGCATTGGTACATTTGCACCTGATTTAAAACGAATAAAGTTTTCAGTAAAATTATCCATGCCTTGTTTGTAGCGTTGAACTTCAGGAGAAGCAAACATATTTCCAAGTTTTGAATTTGGCAAACTTAACAATGCTTGATTTTTTGTTGTTGCAGGGTTAAATCCAGATTTTTCAACAGCAGCCATTTCTTTAATTGAGCCAGCCATTTGAACTCCAAAATTAGTAGCTTTACCTTGAAATTCTGTTAATGGTTTTCCCATAGCTAATTCTTGTGCTGCTTTATCTTTTTCAAGATTAAATCTTGCACCAGAAAGATTAACTTCTTGTTGTCTTAAAGCTAAATCTGCTTTATCTTTTTCAGTAAGTTGATTTTTCCATTCATCAAAAGAACCTTTAAATGGTTTTACAGGGTCAGCTTTTGCTGCTTCATAATTGACAATTAAATCAGTTTTCTTAGGCAATGCGTTTTGCATCAATGTTGTAGCTAAGGCTTTGCCTTGAGGTGTTTGAGCAGAAGAAGCTTTTTTAGCAGCAGCATTAATATCTGTTTTAGCTAATTCATAAATATCATTAACTTCTTGTTCGCCTTTAGTTCTT